CCCTGCTGACGGCCTCGACGCAGTACGAGTACCGCGTGGCCGCGAGCAACCCGGCCGGCATCAGCGCCTACAGCAATGCGGCCAACGCGACCACGCAGTCGGCCACCATCCCCAACGCCCCGACCGGGGTAAGTGCGAGCGCCAGCACCACGGCGGTCGCGGTCACGATCACCTGGACGGACGCTTCGGGCGACGAGGATGGCTTCTACGTCTACCGCAACACGTCGAACACCACGACGGGCGCGACGCTCCTGAACGCCCCGCTCGCGGGCATCCAGACCTACACGGACAACGCGACGAACAACCCGTCCGCGCCCCCGGCCATCGGCACGACGTACTACTACTGGGTCAGCGCCCACAACGGCGCGGGCGAAAGCGCCAAGACGGCCGCCAGCCAGAACGCGACGGGCGGGGTCACGACCCTCAACGTCCCGGCCGCGCCGACATCGCTCACGGCGACCGCTACGAGCACCACGCAGATCGACCTCGCGTGGACGGACAACGCCACGAACGAAACCGGGTACACGGTCGAGCGCCGCAGCCCCGCCGGCAGCGGCTCGTACTCGACGGTCACGACCCTGTCGGCCGGGGCGACCTCGTACAGCAACACGGGCCTGACCGAGAGCACGCAGTACGAGTACCGCGTCTACGCGACCAACGCGGCGGGCAACAGCGCCAACAGCAACGCGGCAAGCAAGTTCACGATCCCCGCGACCCCCACGGGCCTGACGGCGACGGCGGTGTCCTCGTCGCAGATCAACCTCGCCTGGACGGACGTGTCGACCGGGAACACGGGGCAGCGCATCGAGCGGCGCACCCCGAGCGGCAGCGGGTCGTATTCGACTTTGACGACCGTCAGCGCGACGGCCACGACGTACAGCGACACGGGGCTGACGGCGTCGACCTCGTACGAGTACCGCATCGTGGCGACGAACGCGGACTACGACTCGTCGCCATCGACGGCGGCGAACGCCACCACGCAGAGCGGCAGCAGCACATATTCAATCGAATATCTCTGCATCGCAGGCGCGGGAGGTGGTTGTCGCGGCGGCGGCGGTGCAGGCGGCTACCGCACCGCGACCGGATACAGCCTCACGGTCGGCCAGTCCTACACGGTAACGGTCGGGGCAGGCGGCGGCGGCGGAAACGGCAACGCAGGACCGGACGCCCCAAACGGTAGCAATTCTGTATTCGACACCATCACCAGCACAGGAGGTGGAGGTGGTGGATATTCAACCGGCACTGCTCCTTCCGGTGGATCAGGTGGAGGCGGCGGCGCAAGCGGAGGTGCGACTCGTTTGGGTGGAGCCGGGACTTCCGGCCAAGGCAACGCGGGCGGAAACCAAGCGCACACCGGGAGCCCGTTCCCTTCTGGCGGCGGTGGTGGCGCGAGTGCAGCCGGTGGCAACACGACCGCAAACAACGTCTCCGGAAACGGAGGCGACGGAACATCGAGCAGCATCACTGGCAGCGCCGTAACTCGGGCGGGCGGCGGCGGTGGTGCCAACTTCAGCGGCGGGGGCACCAATGGCTCAGGAGGTGCTGGCGGAGGTGGTGGTGCCACGGGAGGTTCGACAAATGGCACCAACGGTTCCGTCAACACGGGCGGCGGTGGCGGTGGTACCGGCACGGGCACTGGCGGCTCCGGCGGCTCTGGCGTGGTGATCCTCCGCATGGCGACCGCCAACTACAGCGGCACGACCACGGGCAGCCCGACCGTAACCACCAGCGGCAGCGACACCATCCTCACCTTCAACGCATCCGGCTCTTACACGGCGTAACCACATGGCACACTGCGCAGAACTAGATGCCAACAACGTCGTGCTCCGCGTGATCGTCGTGTCCAACGACTTGGAGCCGAACGTCGAGCAGTGGTGCGAGCAGACGTTCGGCGGCACCTGGCGCCAGACGTCCTACAACGCCAACTTCCGGGGCCATTACGCGGGCGTGGGCTACACCTTCCGCCCCGACCTCGGGGAGGACGGCGTCTTCCTGCCTCCGCAGCCCTACCCGTCGTGGCGGCTGAACATGATGACCTTCACGTGGAAGGCGCCCGCCCCCATGCCCCAGGACGGCGGAATGTACGTCTGGGACGAGGATGCCCTGTCTTGGCGCGACGTCACCCCGCAGGAGAACCCATGACCCCCACATCCCATCCCATCGTCGAGGCCGGCGACAAGGTCGTCATCAAGGGCGTCGAGCTCTTCATGGCTTTCGACCCCGCCATCGACGACGCCAAGGCCGACCCCGAGCTCAAGCGCTTCGACAACGAGCGCCTCCGCAAGATCGTCGGCGCCACGGGCAAGCACATGAGCCGGGGCTCCTTCCCCCGCGTGGTCATCATGCACGAGAAGGACGGCAAGGAGCCCAAGTCGGCGGTCGGCAGAATCCCGGCCCTGAAATACGAGGAACGGGATGGGGTCGGGTACATTGTGGGCGACATGGAGGTGGGAAGGGACATCTTCGACCGCTTGATCGCCACCAACGCCTTCCCCAGGCGTTCGGCTGAGATCTGGTCTGAATCCAACCACCTGAGCGAGGTGGCGCTGCTGGGCCGCGAGACCCCACGACGCCCCCTCCCCGACACGCACTTTGAGCGTGCCGGCCTGAAGATCACCTTCTCGAAGTCCAACCACGACCTCGCCGGGGTCGGGGGCGGGCTGAACACCTTCGTCCCGGCAGCAATCAAGGAGGAGGCTTCCATGCCTTCAGACCGAGACTACGGAGCCGAGCTCGATGCCATGAAGTGCGCCATCGACGACCTGGCCGCCACGATGAAGAAGAAGTTCGGCGAGGACAACGACGAGGACAAGGCCGAGATGGCCGGCGAAGGCATGGACTTCCAGGCCGACGAGGAGGAGGCCGAGGAGGGTGGCGAAGGCGTCCACATCGACATCGGCAGCCACGACGACGAGAGCGCCGAGATGGGCATGGACGAGGAGGAGGAAGTGATTGCCTCCCGTTCCACCTACGCCTTGCGCTCGGAGAACGCCCGCCTGAAGGCCCGCATGAGCCGCCTCGAGGCCGAGGTCAAGCGCGAGCGCTTCTCGCGTGAGATCGAGATCATGGAGCAGGAGGGCTACCGCATCCCCGAGGGCCAGCGTCCCGCGCTCCTGGCGCAGCTCGCCTCGGCCAAGGACCCGGTCGCCCTGCTGGAGTCGTGGCGCGAGCTGTTCTCGCGCGACCCCATCGGCGCCAAGATCGACATGAGCCGCGCGTCCATGCCCAAGGCGATGGCCGTGGGCGACGTCGGCGACCTCGTCAAGCAGTTCGCAGGCAAGCCGGATGAGTTTGCCAAGGCGATCAACTCCCGCATCAACAAGCGCTAAGGCGCAAGGACACAGGACACCATGCTCAACTTCTCACCCAACCTCGTCGCGGGCGGGACCATCAACCCGTACCGCATCGTCAAGATGGACACGACCGCCTTCACGGGCGTGGCCGCCACCGCCGCCGCCGACTACGTCGTGGGCGTCACGGACGGCTCCACCCGCCGCTTCGACGCGACGGCCAACGCCTCGTCGGGCGACCCGATCAGCCTCCAGCCCTCGAACGTGGTGCAGATCGAGGCTGGCGGCAACATCACCGCAGGCCTGGGCCTGATCCCGTCGACCGCAGGCGTGGCGATCACGGCCGCCGGCTCGGGCAACGTGCCCATGTTCGTCGCCCTGGAGGCTGCCGCCAGCGGGCAGATCTTCTGGGCCTACCGTCTCCCCGCCACCAAGGCGCTCTGATCCAAACGGACCTTAAGGAGGTCACACAATGGCTTACGTCGCAGTCGGTGGCGGGCTCAACACCTACGTCCCGTCCACCAACGCCCTCGCAACGGGCGCTCTTCAGGTCGAGTTCACCCGTGCGGTGAACACGTTCCCCATCACCAAGTACGCGCAGATCGTCCCGGTCAACCAGATGACCGGGTACTACCTGCGGCTGGATTCGGACGACAACGTCCGCATCACGGACATCAACGCCTTCCAGTGGCCGCTGGGGAACGACCGTCCGGTCGGCTCCACGAACCAGCACGACTTCGTGCAGTTCGCCTGCGCCCGCTACGCGTACCCGTTCTACATCCCGAACGAGACCGTGAAGCAGGCCGCCTGGGACATCGTCGCGCAGCACGCCCGCGCCAAGGCGCAGCTGGCCATGACGGGCCGCTGCATCCGCACCGCGACCGCGCTGACGACCTCGGCGACGTTCAACGCGGTGGGCAACTACGCGGCGACCGGAACGGCCAGCCCCGGCGGCGGCGTGTGGACGACCTCGACGT